TCCGCACGTTCGATTCGAAAGCGATCAGACCGTGTTTCGTGCCTCGGCGAGGCTCGACGGCCAGCCGATTTACGACTCAGTTCTGACGCCGAAGAATGGGCCGACCGCTGGTTGGTTGGTCAAGATCGCGGCACGCTAACACCTGACCAGCCGGGGGATGTAACAGTCCCCCGGCTTTATAGGAGATAGAAGATGTTGTGTCCTGAAACTTTCCCGATCATCGAGGGCCATGAACCGGCGGCGTCGAACGCGCTGGCCGATACGTCGGACGCGATTTGCCTGAAGAACGCCAAGGGCTGCCTCATCATCGTCCACGAGGACTACGCGGTGGACGCGAACTCCCTCGTCCTCACGGTACACGAGGGAGCGACCGCAGCGGAAGCGGCGGCGGGGACGTATCCCATCGCCGCGACGTTCCCGATCTGGACCAACCTGACCTGTCAGACCTCGGACGCCTTCACCCGCGAGACGGACGCCGCGACGTACACGCTCAACGGCGTGGCGGGCGGCAACGCCATCGTCTGTTTCTACATCGACGCCTCGATCCTGACTGCCGGGCGCTCGTGGATCCAACTCGGCGCGGCTGCTGGCGACGCGGGGAACCTCGTGTCCGTGCTCTACCAGCTCGACGGCGGGCGGTATCAGCAGACCACGCCGCCGACGGCGATTGCGTGATGCTTTGCTTGGGCGGCGGTCCTACGGGATCGCCCCTCTTCCCGCCGCCCATCATGGGGTGGGGTATTGACCCCGGAGTTTTCATCCGGCTTCTCGCAGTCGGCGATCTTTTCCCCGTCCGGGGCGTCCGCAAGGGCGGTGTTATGCGGGGATTGGAAGCGGGCGCGGCTCATCGCGAACCTCGGCAATTACTTTCCGGCGGCTGTGCGCGTCGGTAGCGAGCCTCGGGCCGGGACGCCTTCGGGCGAATAAGGGGAAGACTCGCGACGTACAGACGGGACGGGGAGCCGGGGCGAAGTTTTCGCGGGCATACCGGCTCCCCTCCCCCGATCTTCAAGGAGGTGACAGCGTGAAGAACCGGAGGAAGACCGACAGGAGCAACGGAGGTTCCTTCTATGACCGGATCATCCCGTCATCGGCTCCCAGGACGGCGTGCTCGAAGTGCGGGACACCGACCACGTTGATCGGCGCGGACGGCGAGTGTCTCCGATGCCGAATGGAACGCCGAAAGCAGGAGAGGAGCACGACGGGATCCGCCGCATGAGCGGGCCATCGTCGCCGAGGGGATGGCTGAATTTCGCGGTATCCGTGGCCGACTCCTACAGGCGGCCATACTCGCCGAGGCTCGAATACACCGGATGGATGGATCGAAGGATTTCGGATCGCAGGGAGTCGGCCTTGAGCGTGCTCAAGATGGCCGAGAAGTCCTGCAACGGAAACGGCGGCGGGAAACTCCTTATGGCGTTTTTTTGCGAGGATGCGAGCTGGCACTCGTTCACGGAAACAGAGCAGTACCACCTCCGGAAGACGATCCGGCACTTTGCCCGGGAGCTCCGGGAGGCGGGATTCCTCCCCCGCGAGGATAAGGAAATCGTCCCTTGACAACCTTTCGATGATGATATACATATATGTATATCGCTATCGAAGGGAGGGAGCATGGTCAAGCGGGTGAACTTCATAATCCCGGAAGAGATGCACAAGGCACTCCGCGTGAAACTCGCGGAGGACGGGGCGAACTTCTCCGACTGGGTGCGGGCGAAGATCACCGAGTACGTCGGGGAGAAGAAGGCGAAGGGGAAGCGCAAGGGGAAGGGGGTCTGACTGTGGGGAAGAAGAACGATCAGGACAGACTGACTGCGTACCATGAAGCGGCCCATGTAGTGGCACGTTACCGCTTCCAAATCGGGGAAGTGACGTACTCAACGATCAAGTCCGGGACCCACGGACAGGAGGCGAGCGTCGGATACACCGAGGCGGCGTGGAAGCCGGAAGGCGATGCCAAACTGACCAAAGAGGAGACGATTGCGGCGTACAAAGAGATGGAGCAGACCCTTGAATTTATCGTGCTGACTCTTGCCGGTCCCGCCGCAGAGTACGTTTACCTCCGTTGGCCCGACAGTCAGTATTCCGATTTCCTGGCCCAATATATGGAAACCCAACCCAAGAGTGGCCCACCTCCCGACCCGGCGCAAGCGTACCGACTACTCAAGACCGATGACGAAGAGGAAATGATGGAGAAGTTTGACGAGGCATGGCGATACGCCATCGGATTTGTAAAAACCGAGTGGGAGAGCATTAACAAGGTTGCCCGCCTCCTGTTGGAGAAAAAGACAGTCCAGGGGGGGGAACTGTACGCCCAAATTAGGGTTATCGACGAAAGGAAGGAGGTCTGACGATGGCGGTCTACAAGCGGGGCGATGTTTGGTACATCGACTTTTACGTCGGCGGGAAACGGATGAAAGAAGCCGTCGGGCCGAAGAAGAAGGAAGCCGAGGCCGCGCTCGGGAAAATCCTCGGGCTCATCCGCGAGGGGCGATACTTCGACGCGAAGAAGATCAAGCCGATCACGTTCGACGATATGGCGACCAAGTTTTCCGAATGGCTTGCGTCGAACCGTAAATCCGCCGATTACCTCTACACCCTTCCCCCGGCGACGGAGTGCTTCAAGGGGCGGCTCCTGACCGGGATCACGGAACATGAAATCGAGACGTATCGGGCGATGCGACGGGACGTGCCGACGGCGGCCGGTAAACCCCGGACCAATTCAACGGTGAATCACGAACTCGCCATCCTGAAGCAGCTCTTTGCAAAGGGCATCGCCTGGGGATACCTGGAGAAGGGGAAAAACCCGACGGAGAACGTGAAGAAGCTCCAGGAGTCAAAGGGGCGGATCCGGTTCCTCTCCCTCGAAGAAGCGAAGGCGCTCCTCTCCGCGGCGTCTCCTCACCTCCGGCCGATCATCGTCACGGCGCTGGAGACGGGCATGAGGCGCGGGGAGATCCTCCGGCTCACCTGGGGGGACTTGGACAAGAAGAACGGCATCCTGTACGTCAAGGAGGCCAAGAACGGGGACCCGCGGCACGTCCCCATGTCCTCCCGTCTCCAGGCGACGCTGAAGGCCCTCCCCCGCCGCCTGGGGACCGATTACGTGTTCACCGGGGGGATCCGGCACACCCCCGCGGGCGGGAAGCTCCGGCGCCCGCTCAATCAGCCGGTCGGGAAGATCGGGAAGCCCTTCCAGGACGTGGACTCCGCTTTCCGGAACGCTTGCGAGAAGGCCGGGATCACGGACTTCCATTTCCACGATCTTCGCCACACGGCGGCGTCCTACATGGTGATGGCGGGCGTCCCGATGAAGACCGTCGGGGAGATCCTCGGCCATAAGACGGCGACGATGACGGAGCGATACTCTCACCTGACGCCGGAGCACAAGAGGCAAGCGGTGGAGCTTCTCCCGGACTGGGAGGAAAACGACAGTCCCAAATCGGTCCCAAATGAGGCATAAACGAAAAAAAGGGCCAGCGGGAATACCCGCCAGCCCTTGTAAACATTGGTCGGGACGACTGGATTTGAACCAGCGACCCCTTGCACCCCATGAGGCGCAAAACCGACCAATCTATAATAAAATCAAGGGGTTATGCGTCAATCATCAACAGTCCCAAGGTACACGGTAAACAATTGTATATAAAGCAGAATACAGGAAAGTATCATATGAGGGCAAGCACTTACCGGTCCCAAATTGGTCCCACGGCGTAAAAAATAATCCCCTTCGGGGGGATAGGCTGCGCAGCCGAAAAGAGAGTCCGCACTCTCTTCCCCCCGATCACCTTGCGGACCACCGAGCGGAGGTGGAACGTGGCAGAGAAAAAAGTATATTGGGAATGGCAGCCATCCCTCATCGATCCGGAAATAGTTTTCCTCCGGTTCCCCGGTTGGTTATTTGATGCCACAGATGAACATATCATCCTCCGCATCCGGCTCCTCGGCCCGAAAGAACGGGATGAGATTGAAGCCTTCATGCTTCCTCTCGACTTCGCCTTTCCCAAAAAACGCCTTATCTCACTCTCCCTGGTCGACGAGAATGGGAACAGGATCATTTCGGAAGAAGATGAAGAAGACGAAGAAGGTATCGATTCCCCTACTGCCATATTCACACTCGCGGGGGCGATCCTGGAAGCCAATGGCATGCTACCGCCTCCCGATCAAAACATAGACCTCGAACAACACTACGTTCCCCTAAGAGACCTCCTCCTAAAAGAAAATCCCTCCTGGCCTCAGGAAAAGATCGATCGCCGCCTCGTGGAGTTTTTTGAACACCTTAGATTTGACCAGCCGATATTATTTTTTCAGCGCAGCTATGCGCACAAATACCGCCCCGGCACGACGGCGAGGGATCTTCTCCTCTCCGCGCTCCCCCAGGTGAAGGACGACGAACGCCTGGCGGCCGCGGAGAGGTTCATCGGCAATCGCTCCCCGATGCACAAAGGCCGCATAACGGAACATCGAGCGGCGATATGGAATGACCTCGGGATCACCTCATTTCAGGAAGAGAAGAAAGCCATAAAACAATTGGGGATCGAGTCTCTCTTCCCCTCTGTGACGCGGATGCGGGAGGCATTGGGCATATTCGCCCCCGAGGATGAAATGATCCGGACAGTCCGAACCGAGTTAAACAATGAGGCCACGTTCAACGCCTTACCACGCGAGGCACACGAAAAAGGTGCGTGGCGGAAGAAGCCGACCCCTGATGACCCGGAACTCCGGAGGAGGCACGAAGAGACCAAGGCATATCAACTCGAAGATGAGGGGATCAAGGGGATCCCTCCTCCCTCGCATGGGGGACCGGAAGACGACTTCCACGACGATGAGCGGATGGGCTTCCCCTTCGCTCCCGCCTCGGGGCTGGAGATACCTCTCATTGAAGAGGAGGCGGCTATCGCCGCAAGGGACGATCTTCAGCGAAAACTCCGATCACTTACCCCAAAGCAGAGGCGATACCTCAATGCGTGGGTCGCGGCCGGGGGGGACATGGACCGCGCCGCCAAGAAATTAAAGATTAAACCCGGAACACTCAAAGGCACTATCTATCGGATTAAATTAAAGAATAACCCCAAAATGTAACTTTTCGCCCTCCTTTGCGGCAAATAGGTAGAGACGCAGAGGAGGACCGAAATGAAATTTGTCGCGCTGTACGCCGGGGAAACCCTCTCCAATGCCAAGCTCATAGCCCTGACCGGCGACCCCGAGGCCGTCCGTGCGGTTGCGGGTCACGCGCTGAAGGAACTGCGCCGGACCCCCTCTGACCCCGCTTCGCGGGCGGTAGAGGCGGGCCGCCGGAAAGCCCTCCAAAGCGTTCTCAAAGGGGACATACGTTGATCCCTCCCCTCTCGCGGCTCCTGACCATCAAAACCTTCACCGAGGCGCTGAATGTATCGGTTCCAATGGGCTACAAGCTCATCCGCGACGGGGCCATCCCCGTGGTCCGGATCGGCTCCTCCGTGAGGATCGACCCGCGGGACCTTGAAGCCTTCATCGAAGAAAGGCGCGGAAGGCGGGCCGCGGGATGAATGCTTCCCCGAGCCCGAGTGTCCCGCCGAGAGGCACGCGCTGCTGTGCGCCCATCCAACACCTCCGCCGTGTCGGACTTCCAAGATTTTCGGAACTGGAGATAGCCCGGGTCCAGGCTCTCCTACGGCGCAAGCGGTTGCCGAAACGGTGCGCGGCGTGACCGGCCCTTTCCTTTTCGCGTTGATCGTGCTCGCGCTGGCGGTAATGGTGGGGGCGCAGAGATGAACGAGCAGCCCATCGACAAGTTCGGCGAGAACGTATTGCAGCAGCGGGAGCAGCGTCGCCGTCGGCCGTATTTCCCATTCTCCGGCGAGAGCCTCTTCTCCGACGCCATCAAAGCGGTCGCCCGCACTACTGCGCCGATGGTCTATTCCCTTATCGTCACCCGGCAACCGTACCCGCCGGATGCAAAGCAGATCGCCCGGTTGAAGAAGGCGAGACTCTGGCCGCCGAAGCCCGTTGAATTCTCCTTCCCATTACGAGAGGCAAGGTTTCACGGGTTGACGGAGAAGGGGCTGGCCAAGGGGCTGCGGGAGCTGCATCGCGTCGGAATCATCGACATCGTGCGCCACGGCTCGGCGATCCGCGGGGATTACTCCATCTTCATCCTGAGCGAACGCTGGAGAGCCTGGGGGAAACCCGACCTATTCGATGCCCGTCCCTGGCCCAAGGCGCGATTCGTACCCGAGCGGGACAAGGTGACGAAGCAGTTCATTCGCCAAAGTCGAAAAGAGAGTGTCAGGAAATTGTTAGAGGCAAATATCGCCACTATAGATCCCCCTGTAGTGGTAGAAAACGCCACTACAGACCCCCTCATAGTGGCAAATATCGCCATGAATACCCCCCCTGAGAGTGCTCTCTTAGTGGCAAATCGGGCCGTAATTATAGACTTACTCCAAGGGTCAGCTATGGACCCAAGGTCTGGAAGGAAGGTTCAGAAGAAGGTCCGGACCCTCGGTCACGGTTCAAAAGATGCGGGCGCCCCAATTCGACGCGACGCGCAACGGCCCAATCTGAAGAAGAGCACCCTCTTCGATATGGCCCATGAGTATCTATCCCGCGCTCTCCCCGCCGACACGGAGTTCCTATGGTCAAACGATGCCACCAACCTGTTGTGGAAAGCGGTGAAGGGCCGGATGAGTATTGACCGTACCCGGAAGAACCTCCAGTTCATCTTCGAGGATGACTCAATCGTTACGGGCCTGATGTCACTGATCGGACACGGCGACATAAAGGCAATTCCTACATGGCCCGATCAAGGGAAGGTGCTCGACCTCTCTGACGCTCTCATTCTCGACGCCTTCAATCAGTTCGGCGGTGACCATCTTCATCGTGACGAAGTGGCAACGGCGCGGAACCTGGCCGACATCATCAACCGGGCGGTGGGAAGCAGGGTGACGAACTGATGGCGAACCAGCAGATCCCCTTGTTCACCTCCCCGGAGCCGGATCACTCCGAGTCGATGGCATGGGTCCGAGGCGTCATCGACAAGGCGAGGGAGCGGTCCTACTCCTTCTCGGGGTTGAGCGACTACTACCGATCCCCGGAGTGGCGATGCAAGCGGCTTGCGAAACTTAACGAGGCGGGGAACAAGTGCCGACGATGCGGGGCGACTACCGACCTGCAAGTCCACCATCGCACCTATGCCCGGCTGTATCACGAATGGATGGAGGACCTGGAGGTCCTATGCGTCGAATGTCACGACGGAGCAGACGGGGAGCGTGAGTACGAGAACGGGTTGACCACCTACGTCTCGAAGAAGTATGGCGACCACCACGACGCTGACAACTTCATCGAGGAATTCAACGAATGGCTGGAGGAACAGGAATGATCCCCCAGGTGGTCACCCTCCCGGCGTACCCCGCCGTTGCAACGATATGTAGCAGATGCACACTCGGGCGACAGTCCCTGTCGCGATGCAAGGAGACGGCCTGTTCTACCAGGTGGCAAAGGGAAGCGGTCGAGGATCGGGCGCGTCGCGACCAGGCCGATGCGAAGGCGAGGGGATGACCGCGACCACCCCCCCCCAAGGGGGAAGGGCATCATGTACGGGATTGCCCATGAACCGTATGGTCCGCACGAAACGGGAGGCGTCGTATCCCGCAGATGCAGTACAGGGAGCCCAAACGATGCAGTACAGGGGGGATGAATGAATAACGGTAATGGCACGCGCCGCGCTCCCGCGCACCTCAGCCCAACGACCAGAAAGTGGTGGAAGGCGGTCGCGGACCGGTACGAATTGGAGGAGCACCATTTCAAGCTCCTGGAGATGGCGGCAACCTCCTGGGATCGTGCGGAAGAGGCCCGGGCGCTGATAAAGAAGCACGGTTTGACGTGCGAGGGCAGATTCGGGCCGAAATTGCGCCCCGAGGTGATGGTGGAGGAGAAGAACAAGCTGATCTTCGCCCGGCTGCTCCGTGAATTGAATCTTTCCGAGACGCCGGATGATGTTCGTCCTCCTCGCCTCGGGTATGGGGGGAAACAATGCCGACCGTGAAGAAGAGTCTGGGGATGCGCCCGGTCCTCGACGACGACCAGATCAATTATTTCCTGACCGGGATAGATCACGCGTTTTTCTGGGATGAGTGGGAGCGTGTACGGGATTGGCGGGCGATTCGCGACGACCTGCTCCGCGATTTCGTCCAGGCGCACCCGGGCCGTCGTCCGTTTTTCTGGTGGCTCGCGGACGCGCCCGGTCCCCGGCTCCGCGTCGGTGGCGTCGGCGACCTGATCCCGGCATACGATCACCCGATGAATTTGAAATACGGGATCTTCCGGAAAAACTTTTTCGTGGATGCCCGCCTGCTGGTCGCCGTCGCGCCGATCGGCGACGGGCTGATCCCGTTCGACGAAAACGATCCGCCGTCCTTCGAATCGCAGGCGAACTATTTGAGGCGGCACAAGCTCTTCCTCCCCGGCGAGGAGAAGCGGCTCCCGCCGGATGCGTTCGAGGCGGAGGTGGTGAAATGAACGAGAAGCAGACGCGGTTCGAGAACTTCTCCCGGGTACTCGGGGAATTTCTCGTGGAAGGGTTGAACGCGCTCCGCGGTGACAAGGCCGCGCTGGTAAACGCCATGCACGAGTCGGGCGCGGCGGAGATTCGGCTGGTGGTCAAAACTTCCCCGGTCACGATTATCGCCTTCCTTCAGCCGAAGGATATGACGATCCCGCCGGTCGAACTGTGGCGCGTTCCCGACGATGGGCCGCAAGAAAAGGATTTCAACTGATGATTTCGAGAATCCATATATTCGCGCCTGGTACTGCCGGGAGGCGATCCGGCGCGTCTGTCCCCTCGGCTCCGTGGGATACGGGACCGAGGATTTCACCTTCCATCGTTCGCGTGAATGTTTTGCGATTCGGGAGAATCGCGGGACACGCGGACCTTGCCGGATCGCCCGGGGGATACGGGCTACCGATCCCGACCGTCGCCGGATGCGGCGGAAAATACGATTTGCCGATAGATGGATTTCGATGAACGAGGTGAACGATGACGACAACGGAAACGCTCCGGGAAGCCGAAAGGCGGCTCCGCAGCGAAGGACACTCCCGCCGCGAGGCGGCGGAGTTGGCAGGGGTACTACACACAAAACGAAAAGAGGTATTCGAAATGCATAAACACGAATTGGATCAGATCGCACAACTTAGCACGTCGGCCCTCGCGATTCAGGCGAAGGCGGCGAAGGATAACCGGGCGATGACCCCCGAGGAGAGGGGGCTGTGGACGGAGATCCAGGACGAGATCAAGAAGATCCAGATGAGCCTTCCGGTGAACTCGCCGCTGACCCTCCAGAACTTCGGCGGCGGCTCGCCCCGCGCCATCAGCGGGGGCACTACCGGCGAGTACGAGAACGTCGGGGCGATCATGCAGGACCTTTACCAGAAATCGAGGGGCGAGGGGATGACCCCCCGGCTCGAAGCGCTTCAGATCAGGGCCGGGATCAATGAGACTGTGCCGAGCGAAGGCGGCTTCCCCATTCCAACGCAGTTTGTCGAACGGGCGTTGAACGAGGACCTGCAGGACACGGTTTTGCTTCAGAACTGCGACCGTCAGGTCATGACCACGAACGCGATGACCGCTCCGGCGTTCGTGGATAACAACCACTCCACCACGGCACCCTTTGGGATCACGTGGACAATGATCCCGGAGAACGGGTCGTGGGGGGCCCTCCAAGGGACGCCCTTCCGATCCCTCAACCTGAATGCCCACAAAGCCGGGGCGCTGTTTCTCGTGAGCAATGAGTGGTTGGCAGATCGGTCCATCGGCATCCAGCGCAGGCTGGAGAACATCTGGAAGGCGTCCCTGCGGTGGTACGTCGAGAATCTGCTGTGGGCGGGAACCGGTGCGGGTCAACCCCTCGGGGCGCTTGTCGGCTCCGGGGCGCTCGAAATCCCGAAGGAGACGGGGCAGGCCCCCGACACGATCACGACAGAGAACGTAGTCAAGCAATGGTCCCGGCTCCGGCCCGGAAGTCACTCCAAGGCAATCTGGGGGGCAAATCCCTCAACTTTTCCGATGCTCGCAACTTTAAATATCGGAATTGGTACGGGGGGGAGCGTTGTCAGTCTGCTTCAGCCCTCCGGTATCGCGGGAGGACCGGCAACGTCGATTTTGGGGAGGCCTTTGTATATGTCAGAGCACCTTCCGGCGGTAGGCGACGCCGGGGACCTTGTGCTCCTCGACCCGAGCTTGTATTTGTTGGGCGATCGGCAGCAGGTCATTCTGGACGTCTCTCCGCACGTTCGATTCGAAAGCGATCAGACCGTGTTTCGTGCCTCGGCGAGGCTCGACGGCCAGCCGATTTACGACTCAGTTCTGACGCCGAAGAATGGGCCGACCGCTGGTTGGTTGGTCAAGATC